TATAAAATTTTTATTATTCCTGAATTATCTATCAGTTTAAATGGTCTTCTTACAGCAGTAGAAAATTCTTCTGCTACCTCTAGGGATTTTTTTATTTTTTCTTCTATTGATAATTTCATATCTTCTAAAGCATAGAGACAACCAATTGCATAATGGTCTCCACAACCTACAGAGTGATAATCTTTTATTGATTTACCAATTTGAAAATCACTTTCAACGTAATATAATTTATTCTTATATCCAAAAAGAAATACTCCGCCTTCTACTTGATTTGAATCTACTTTTGCATATCCAGCTTTTTTGAAAACTTTAATAACTTCATCAATAAAATCACCATATAGATATTCGTCATCTGTAATATTTTCTTTTCTTTTTGGTGGTATAAAACTATATCTTAATATTTGTCCCATTCGGAATGAAGAAGTAAATCCGAAAATAAATTCTCCGTTTTTAAATATCTTTTCATCTGCCCTAATTGTTATATCTAAACCTGCTACCCCGGCAGAATCTCCACCTATATAAACATTATTTTTAGTTTTATATCCTACAATACAAGTCATAATTTCCTCACCATTTTAGGATTTATCTCTACGTGAAATTAAATTTGAATCTGGTTTTGGTAAAAAGCTTACTTTCGGTCTTGGTCCTAATACGCTTTTCCATTTAATACCTGCACAATAACCCCCATATCTGCCATATTCAATATAATCATCTCCCACATTTGCACATTTATTGGCTAATTTACAATATCCCCTATCCCAAAACATGGGTTTAAAATCCTTACAATCTTGACCAGGTTTCGGTTCTGGTTCTTTAACTTTAAAAGCCATCTTTTTTCTCCTTCTAAAATATTTAATATGTCAATATAATGGTCTCGGCAGGGCTATTGCCTACCTGCAAGTCTCAAGGCTATTCCTTCAAGAATTGGGTTACGAGAGACAATCCTTTGCGATAAAACGCTTGACCTGATGTCCTCATCCGATTGGACTCATCCCATCAGGCAGGTGTGTTACCCCTAAGCGAAGGTTATTCCACCACGAGACCATATAATTTAAACAAAAAAAGAACCATCAAGAAGTCTGTTTCAACTTCTTTAAATGGCTCTCTAGGAACTCTTGGATTATTCGGTTTTAATTAAGTGATTTTACTTTTTAAAATACTTTTTCTCAAATTCTTCCATTAAATCTTTAATAAAAGTATATGGTTTACAAACTCCATTGCTATAATATTCTCTCATAAGAGGTTTATTTTTATATTTTTCCTTAAATGCTTCCCACATTACTTTACATTCCTTTGATTCTTCTAAACACTTTTTTTCAATTTCTTTCATAATTAATTCTGTTATTTCAAAGTCATTTACTGAATCATAAGTTCTAACTAACTTTATTATTTTTGAAAATAATTCTTGATTATTCATTATAAATTCTCTTGCCATTTTAATTGATATCCTCCTTTATTCTATTACTGGCAATATCGTACATCTGCAGTTCGGATGCAGTGGCGGTGAATCTACTCCACAACTAAAATTGTCATGAAGTTTAACAACCTCTCCTTGCATTGGAACACAATCCTCACAGGCATCACCAGCAATCAACCATTCTTTCTTTTCTACTACACCCGACTGGTCATAGGCCTGCAATGCCCCTTGATTACTTGCAGATAAAATTTCAGTCCGTGCAATCCTTGTAGCCCTAAATCCCTTGGCATCCTCGTAAACCGCCTTAACCCTACTGGCAAGCTTAGGGATGCTTTCCCCTGCCTCAACCCCTTCAATCAAAGTCTTTCTTAATAAATCTTTGGTAGTATCGGCTATACCTTTAATCGAATTGCCGCATCTCTTTTTAAGCCATGCCACCACTTTGGGGTTGGTCACGTCAAAACTGCCCTCTACCCCCAACTCTATAAAACTTTCTGTGCCGTTAAGCCTCAACGTCTCGGTAATCCTCGGCAAAACAAACTCCACAAATTTGGCAAGTTCCCTTTCATTGTGGGTGATCCGCAGTACGTCATCGACATCTTTTTTAATGATTGCTTTGCCTTTTCGCAAAGCTCTCAAAGCTTCATTTTCTTGCTCTTGGAACAGCTTGGTTATTCCCCTTCGAAACTCATTCTCTAAAGGTGTCACTCTTTTAATAAAGACTTCCCAGTATTTATCCTTGTATTCCTGGGATAATTCTTTTTCGACAATAGCCTTTGCTGGTTCTTCTTCTTTACCGCCATTGCCACCTGCTCCACCTAATGGCATAATATTAAAAGGCACAAGTGGTTTATCTCCCCATTCTACCTCATCCATTCCATCTTCGGTTCTGGCCTCATTAATATTAATGACCCAGTTCTTTAAATTACTTTCTCTTTTCTTTAACTCAAATTCCTCATCAACCGGGACCGGATTGTCAAATTCGCAATACAGGCCATCCTCTTTATATAGCGGGAGCAGGAAAGTATTGATTATCTCGGAAATCCTGATTAGCCTGGGTAAGATACATTCCCGGTTCCAGGCCGTATCAAGCGCCTGCATATTGGCTAAGTTAGTCTGCTCCGGATGGGATAGCTTTTGCGGTGGGGTATGGTAAGCAGAAGCCAACTGTCTCATGGTCCATTCGGCAAGCAGCATAAACTCCATATCCTTATTAGATACACCAATAGTTTTATATTTCATTCCCCCGGTTAAAGCTCCAGTCTTATGTGCTTTTTCAGCACCGCCATAGGTATCTTCCCATAATTGCAATATTTTTTTAGTCTGTTCCGGAGATATAGGATTGTCAGCTTCCAATACTCCCTTCAAATGTACCCCATTCTTGAATACATTCAATTGATAAATCATATTGTATTTATCGGTATCATAGGCATAGGCTTTTCTTTGGACTGGGCTTGCACCCCTATATGGATCAGTAGGATTGGAATAATGAAAAAATAAAATATCCTCTCTGGGATAAACAATCTCTCTCATCCCTTCTCTATAATTATAACTTTCAATCATCCCCTTGTTCACTTTGGGAGTCATCTTTTCGGGACTCCTGAAATATAATTCTCTTGGTATGCCTAATTTATCTTTCAGCATTAATATATAGCACTCCCCGGTCAAGTCCTGATAGATTGAAATAAATTCCTTGCCCATAAACTGGGTGGTATCGGGATTGAAATGCTTTAATAAATCATAGAAGGGGTGTTCTTCGATTAACTCCTTTTTCTTATTGTAAAGATATAAGGGGATCGAGGCAACTCTTTCGGCAATTAAGGAGATACAGTCTCCCGTCCATCCTGAGTAGGCTTTGATCTGCTCTGCGGTATTTCGGTAAGCATTCTCATTATAAATATTGGAATCACCAAGCCAATAGCGGGAGTCTAAAATTCTTGAAGCCTCGCTTGACTTGGTCAGGTTAACGTCAATATTGAATCTTCTCTTGGCAAATTGGATATCTAATTTTATAATATCACCCCCTTACTTTCTAAAAACATAAAATAAAATTGATAATACATAATAGATGATTTTCTAATAATATAATATTTTTTTATAGAAATAGAAAATATCTTTTAAAATAATTAAAGTTTTTTTATAATATGTTATATTGTTTTTATGTTCATTTATTATAATTTCTAAAAATGCTTTATTATTATTCATTTTTCCTCCTTTTTTCATAAACAAAAAAAGCCAAAAACAAAATCGGTTAAGATTTCACTTTTGGCTTTCTAGAAGCTCGCAGTTATTTAGTTGTATTAATTACCTATTAATCCTTATACTCCATCAATTCCATTTTTATTACCCATATATCTTCGTCGGTTAATAGTTTACCACATTTTTTACATATCACTTTGTCATCTATCCACTCCGGAGTATCCCATTCATGATCACATTTAGGTGCTTTTGTTTTATGTTCTATTTCTATTTTATCTTTCATTTTCCCCCTCGCAGAATATTCATATAAAATATATCACACTTTTTCTATTTTGTCAAGAACTATTTTAGATTATTTTTAAAACAAGGTTTCCGGTATAGCCCTGACTCTACACTTGGCTATCTCG